TCTTCGTTACCGCCGTACTGCTCAGATCCATTGTAAGTGAATAGGCCATTGTATAGGTTCGCGATCAGACCAACGCGCTCTATGAGCGTCACGTCCTGAAACCCGAGCGAGCGAATGGATTCCTTCACCGCCCACGGCGTGCCCATGTATCGGTGCAGTTCTATCGCTCTCCGTATTAAGTCGCGGCGAGCCTCCTCAGTATTGGCGAGGAACCAACCCTTATACCCCAGCACGTCGAACTGTTCTGCCAGGTAGTAGAGCGCATCCGCATGCACCTGACTGATCAGGTAAACCCGATTAACAGAGGCCTGCTCCTGCAACGCATTCATCCGCTCAGCGATGATCTGAGCGAACACCTTCACGTGCTCGTGTGGCTCAATCGCTGAGGCGTATGGCTTACTCATCCTGTGTGCCGGTTACGGTGATAACAAGGCCTGTGTTTTTGGCGACTTCATTGGGAGCAACCTCAACAGAGGTGAAGCCAACCAACGTGACAGAAAAAACTCCCTGGACTTGGGCGGCTGCATATACCTGGCTGGCCGGAACGTCCTGACCAAGCCGCTGACGCTTGGCAAGAATGAGCGCGTTCACTGCGTCAGTTGCCGCAGCCAACGTGTCCGTCTCGTCGGCCCAATCGTAAAGCACAAGCTCGATATCGAGCTCATATTCAATCGGCGTAGGGCTGAAGACCGTCACCAAGTCCGTGAGTGGCCGCACGCGCTCGTCATTGCAGGCGGCGTAAACCTGATCGAGAACCTCCGTGGGAGTGGTGTTGCCGTCGACCATGAGCGGGTATATTTGCACGGTGCCGGGATCCACCGACTCCACAGCCACGTCGATGATCGACGGGTTGGCTGACCGGCTGAAGAACTGATAAGCCTCACGGCTACCAGCGTTGGAGAACTGACCAGGCGCAAGCTTGATGCGCTCCCGCAGCTGATCGTCCGTCTCCTGAGGATTGCCGCCATCCGTCTCCGCAATGTTGGCCACCGCGGACACATATCCGAGCGGGTCAAGCAGAGAGCTAACCTGACCGGCAACGTAGCCATTCCCCACCGTGCCAACCGTGGTGCACTCTGCAAGCACCTGACCGGTCGTGTTCTCCGCAAGCACCACAAGGTCCTCGAGTGTGAGGAAAACAGCCCTGCCGTCATTGGACGCTACGCGCGTACCCGCGGGCACGATTGAGCCACCGTGGCCATTGACCAGCGTGAACTGAAGCGTGCAGGTGGCGGGCGAAGCTGCAAGGCGGATAACGCCCACAAGCTCCCCGAGGTAGTCGAGCGCCAAGCCATCCGCGAAGGACACAAGGTTCTGCGTGGCTGAGTACTGAATGGATTCCCGAACAAGGGATTCCCGGTAAGCCAGCACGTTGAGGATTAGCCGCTCTACGTGAGCTGGCTGCAACACGCGACCAGTCAACCCCTCGAAGCGAGAGAGAATGTCGGTGGTGATCTGCGTGACGTTGGTATCCACGAACTGCGGTGCTGCCATTTCACAAAGGTAAGATGTTTATTCCCTGCCCATACTTCGAGGTCCAGTTGACCTGATAGAGTATTCTCTCCCCTTCGATTCGGTAGGTAACTCTTTCTACCGTGACGCGCTTCTCCCATCGCTGAATTGCCGTGAATATTTCGGTCACGATGCGAGGCGCAGCAATCGGCGTGGGCTTGTCGATATGGTCGAGGTAGCGCGTGCCGAATTCCGGTCGCAGAGGATCTGTGCCGGGAGTCGTCCGGAGAATGAGGTCGATGCACTGACTGATGTCCGCTCCGGCCTGTACCAGAGCGTCAGGCTCCTGAATGGACAACTGCCAATCTTCCGAAACTACGGTGTCGAGTGTGCTGCTCATGAGTTATGTGCCAGGTGTTGGCGCTCCGGTAGGCCCTTGCGGATGCGGGTGAATATGCGTGCTGAGGGATACGTTAGTGGAGGTCTTCTTGGCTGTCACTTCGCCGTTCGCTTCGACCTTACCGGTGGTGGTAAGGTCGCCGGTGATCTTCACGTCGCCGGTAATCTCCACGTCACCGCTCGCCACGATGGTCAGCTTGTTGGAGCCGGGGTCGAACTCCACCCGGTTGCCGCCCGGAAACTCCACGCCGAACTTGCCGCCCGTGATCGCAGGCTGCTTGCCCCTGTGGTAGAAGGCTCCGAGGATGACGCCGCGCTCGAGGTGTTCGTCCATGGCCACGGCCACTTGCTCATTGATCGCAAGCGGGAAGCTGAACTTCGTGTCCTTGGATCCTGGCACCACAAGGGAGAGCCACCCGGACACAATGCCATCCTCCTCGAATTTGACCTTGGCCAGTCCCTTCGAGTAGTCGACGTTTGATATGACACCGTAGCGCAGCTTCATCCGACCTTCTTGATTTCGATGCTACAAACATAACCACCAGAGCGATCGAGACGATGCTCTGCGCTCTCAATATTGAACTTTCCGTCGAGGCCTGCGAATCCACGCAGGTCGAAGTTGTTGCCGCTCATTAGGCGAGGGTCGCCCGGAAGTGTGATCGAGCCGGTCACCTGTCGGCTGTTGGCCTTATGCAGCGCGGCCTTGGCCTGCGCTTCGGCCTGCCCCTTGTTTTCCGCCTTAGCCCGGAGCTCGAGGATGTCGGCTTTCGGCTTACCCGTTTTCTTGGAGAGGAACTCGAGCACCGTCTGTTCGACCACCGTGTTGCCGATGACCTGCTGAACCCGCTCCTCCACGCTGCCCGCTCCGAAGGCGTATCCCGCAGCCTGCTCGAAAGATGGCGCGGTCATCTGGAACTGCACGTTCTCACCCGTCTCTGGGTCGAAGTAGCTGACGTTCGCCTCGCTGAAAGTGTCGGAGCTCGTGTCTTTCAGTGAGTACGATAGGCATCCCTGGCGGGTGATCATGTCCACCGAGCTGATCTTCTCGATGTCGTAGACGGACGTGAAGATGAGGTTGGTGTCGCGGACGTTGAAGATGTACCCATACTCCGCGGCCAGCCGACGAAGAAACCCGAGGTCGGTTTCCCTGTCCTGCGTCACACGGCCTATGGTGATCTGCTCAATCTCTCCCTGAACGGTGAGACCATTGGCTTCAGCCACCTTCTCCGCGATCTGCTTCAGGGTCTTGCCCTCGTGCGCGGAGGACTTCTTCGTCCGGAGCTTCTGACTGATCGACGCGGCCAGCCCTTTGATCGACACCGTGTCCGGTGGACCTTTGAACTCCACCTCGTCAATTTCGAACGTGCCGAAGGAGAATGCCAAGTCGGTGTAGCCAAGCTCCACCGTCAGCTTGTCGCCCTTCGACGGGTACCATGGACCACGCCACAGGGCTTCGGTGTCCTCGAGCTCGATGTTGATTTCGTCGGATTCGCCCTGTGCCTTATCGGCAACCGTAAGCCGAAGCAGGTAGCGGCTGATGTCCGCAGTGATGTCCGTGCCGTTGTATGTGACTTTGAAGAATGGAGTGCGCGGCATGTTACCTCCTCCATGGCGGGAGCAGGCTCCTGTCCGCTTCCGGCTGCTCCTTAACCGGAATATTCAGCTCGATGCCCGAAGGTATCTCTGCCGATATTGGAATGAAGCGATTGGCCCGGATAATCTCACCGAGCAGATCAGCATTACCGTATGCCGCGAACGCGATGTTATCCCACCGGTCGCCCGGCTTGGTGGTGTATGTGGTAAACTTAGCCATTGATCGGGATACGTGAAGCGTTATAGGCGGCAAGGATCTCCGATTCCCTGCGCACGTTGAACATGAGCGGCTGCAGTGCGTCGAACGCGTCGAGCGCATCGAGGATGTTGTTGGCCTCTGCCGCCTCGCGGAAATTGGCGATAGTGCCGAGCGTGTTCACCAATGCAGATTCAAGGTTACGGGTCTGGTCGTACACCTCCCCGGACGTGGTGTTCACCCAATTGATCGCAGACACAAAGCTATCGCGCATGCGCCTGGCGCTGTCGGCAACCCCGCGCATCCTGACCGTTTGTTGGTTGGTGTTCACCTGAGCCTGCTGAAGTTGAAGCCCCGCGGTCTGGTTATTCGCCAGTCCGCCGGTCACGCCCTGAGACGCTAAAGTAGTGGGCGCGATCGGGGTAATGCGCTCGATGCCAACCGCAGGGCTGTTCTTTTGTTGAGCAAATCCGCGGGTGATGGCGTCCTTGGCCAGTACGGACTCGTCCGTTTCCTCGAATGCCTCCTTCAACGTCACCTCGAGCGAGGTCTCAACGACGCGACCGGTTGGACCTTGCTGTGCGTGAACCTGCTTGGTATTGATGATGACGAACTGACCAACGAAGGATCCTGCTCCTGTCACATAGCGTAGTGGCGTTCCGGCAACCATGTGGTTGGTCAGCTTCAGCACCTCCTCCTCCGGAGTGCAGAACAACCGGTGCAGGTGCATCGTGATTTTAATCTCATCGAGACCATCGCCAACGCGCTGAAGGCGTGGCTTGCCGTCGATCAGAGGGTGCTCCGCGTAGTTGACCGAACGGTTATGCTCCTGTGACTCCGGTGTTAGGATGCCGTCGAATGTGATGTCACCGAGCTGTGCGTACATGATGCGAAGATAGTTTATCCGAGTGAACGACGGTTGGTTCTGGACTGCTCGTCGCGGATCATCCGCATGAGCTCGTCTTTGAATTCAGTCAGGATCCCGCGGAAGTTCCGTTCAGATTCCGGACCACCACCGTTGATGGTCACCTGCGGGTTGAAGTTGATGACCGGTCCACCTCCTCCGCCCATTGCCGGAATCATCGCAGCGCTGAGGCCTCCGCCAGAGTTCACGTTCAGCGTCTGCCGCACCTGCCCCATGACCGAATTCATCCGCGTCATAAGAGCTGCGGGCTTCACGGACTCCGCGATGGTCTCAACCAGGCGAATGCGGTGAATGTCGCGGAGCGGTCCAACCTTCGCCGGTGAGAACGGTAAGTACTCCCGCATCTTCGTGGCCATATTCTCAATCGCCTTCACGGGCTTCATGGACATCTCTTTGATGCCCTCCCAGATCGCGTTGACGATGTTCTTTCCTGCCTCGTAGAACTTCACATGCAGGTTCACCACGAAGTCCAGAACATTATTGAACACCCGCGTAACGCCCTGCCACAGGCGGGAGAAGAACGCGGTGATTTTATCCCAGTGTTTGTAGATGAGTCCAAGCGGGTGGAAGTTCAGGAAGAAGTCCTTAATCCACGTCCAGGCATTGTTGAATATTGTCCGAACGCTGTCCCACGTCGTCTGAAAAAATGCCTTAATCCGCGACCAATTGTCGATGATCTTGCGGATAGCGAACGCGATAGCGATCAGCGGCATGAACAGGGCAATGATCGGAGTGAGGAGCACCTTAATGACCGGGTGCGAATCCTGAAATGCCTTGGTCAGCGTTCGCCACTTGACCACCATGTAGGCGATAGCCGCGATAGCCGCGATGATTGCGGCCACGATCCACGTAATTGGGTTGGCCCACAGGGCTGCGCTGAATACGGTGACCGCCGAAGACGCAACCATGAGGATTGGGCCAAGGATAGTGAGCGCCACACCCAAGGCGGCAATGCCCTTCACAAGCCACTGATTGTTCTCGATGAACGCTTGGATCTTCGGGACTACCTCCTGAAGCCAACGAGCCAGCGAGGCGAGCGCTGGCAGCAGAGCCTTGCCTATCGACTCCTGAACCTCACCAAACGCCACAGCCATCTTCGCTGAGTCGTTGGCAGTGGCAGCGGCCACGCCTCCGACCTGTTGCTCAACGGCGGCAAGGATGACGTTCTGCGCCTCGAGGATCCTTCCGGATTCGGTGAGTGCTTTGATCTTCTCCTTCTCCGATTCAGTGAAGGTCACACCGGAGCGGGCCAGGGAGGCGATGCCTTTGATGGGATCCTGCAGTGCCTTACCGAGCTGCACGGCATTCTGGCTGGCTTCACCGAAGCCTGCCGCGGCCAAATCGAACGCAGCCTTGGTCGCCCGGTCGAACACTCCATTCATCCGCGCTGTCTCGCTGGACACCTGTTTGAATGTGGCAAGCTTCGCCTGCGTGAGGAGAATGAGCTCGTCCTCAACAGCGATCTGCATGGAGAGGGTAGAGGCAAATTCCGAGGCTTTACGGGCAGCCTCGCCAGTAGTCTCACCCATGGAACGGAACACCTGATCGAGGCGGGCGTTTGCCGTTGCCGATTCCTCAGCTGCAGCAACCGCCAGCCCCATCGCTCCGGTGATGGCCGCTCCGGCAACCGTTGCCCGTTGCCCAGCAGTGACCAGAGCCTCCGATATCCTGGCGGACTTGCCCATGTCTCCGAGCGCGCGGTTGCCCTTACGCACGGCGTTCTCAATAACAGAGCTGGCCCGGTCAACCGCGCCTAAGATGACTGCTATTTTGAGAAACTTTTCCATTATTCGTCGGGTGGTTTATTGAGCTGCCTGTGAAGCTTCACCGCTTCCTTGAACCAATACGCGATGTCCTTGGCCAAGTGTTCTTCCCACTCCATCGGAGTGCCACCGTAGAAGTGTGCGCAGAATGCTATGGATTCTGCGCGGACAGAAAACCCTCGCCAAACTCCGTCATGAGTTTCATCACGTTTTGGCCGTCCATTTCATCGAAGTCTTCCGGCGTAAGTCCTTCGCCTTCGATTGTGACGGTGAGAGCCATGATGCACCAGATGTAATTGGATGGATCGTCTCCCGCCATCTTCTGTGCCTGCTTCACGTGCTTGCCCTTAAAGGGAGCGATGGTGGCTTTCTTGCCTGACGGCAGCAGGAATTCTCGTGTGGTAGGGGTTGCAGTTTCTTCTGCCATGATACGCAGGGGTTTTGGTGATTAAAGTTGAAGGGACGAACGCACGCCTTGCAGCAGTACGCCCGTCCCTACGATGGCTTGTTTACAGGTTCGCGCGGAACTGAGCGAGAACGTCCTGACCGGCGCTGAAGTAGATATTGGCGAATACGTCAACATCGAAGATGGTCTGGCCGTCGAGCACCATCTTGCAGCTTGTCACCGAGAACGTGGTCTCAAATTCTGCAGGATCCTGATGCTTGTACTTTCCGCCTGGCAGCTTCTTGGGGTAGCCGCTCATGGTGACTTTCAGCGGCAGCTGATTAGTCCGGCCAGATGGACCGTACACTTCCACAGTGCCGTGCACTTTGATCTGACGCGCCTGGAAGGGATCGCTCACCTTGTTCAGCACTTCAGGGTACATGGAGCTCCACTTGATGCGGGCTTCCATTTTGTCCAGTCCGGAAGGAAGTTCCACCGTGCCGAACATGCCGAGGCCTTTGTGCTCCGACATTTTGAAGTTCAACTCCGGTACGTCCACCTCCTCCGCACGACCAGCGAAGTTGTTTCCGTCAAGATAGACGTTGACGTTGTTCAGTCTGTTGATTGCAATGCTCATTGCTCAGTGAGGATTATTGCTCAGCGCCAAGGGAGCTGAGGAGGTTGATGTCAATGAATGATTGGAAGGTGATACGCTCTGCCGGAACAGGAGGCATCATCACGATATCGAACACCACCTGACCCAACGCGAGCTGAGTGGGAGGATTGTTCGCCGGATCGTAAAGGCACTCCGAACCAACCAGCAGCGCACCGCGCTGGATCAGCGTCTTGATGAAGGCGTTCACCGTCTCCTTGATGGAGTCGATCAAACCGTCAGTAAGCGGCTGGTCGATGAACGGCAGCATGGCCAGCTCAATCGACTCGTGGATAACGTCCGCGGTCAGCTGCACGGAGAGGAAGTTCTCCGGCGCGGTGTTCGTCGGCCATGCCGCGGAGCGGTTGCCCCATGTGCGGTAGCCGGTACCGAAGGCAGCGAGGTATGTCACAACGCCATTCTCGTTGAGGAGGTTGGCGTCGGTCTGCGCATTATTGATGTCGCCGGACAGGACTTCGGTAGGGTTCTTCGCGCCGACGAACTCCTTGTTCGAAGGCGAGTACCAGTAGCCAAAGTCGTTGATGGTCTTCACCCACGCGCCCGCGAGGAAGGTAGACAGGCCGATGACCTCTTCTCCCCACGCGAAGTCAACTTCGAAGTGAGGGTAGCAGAGCACTGCACGCTTACTCGACGTGTTGAAGTTGATCGTGCCGAGCGGCCCACGGCCAGCGACAACTTCTGCCAGCGTAGTGGATATTGGCGCGTCGATCAGAGCGCGACCGCGGAAGGTATTAGCCACGGTCAGGAGCTGATCCTTCATCGTGTTCGTTTCGCAGAACACAGGCGCGAGGAAAATTTTTGGAGAGAATCCGAAGGTATTCTTGCACAGGTCGAATACCTTCAGTCCGGTGCGATCGTTGTCTTCAGCAATACCACCGATGACATCCGCCTCCGGCACAAGGCTCAGGGCGTGACGGGTGTAAGACACCTTCAGCTGCGTGTTCGGGGTTTCGAGCAGCGAAGGGTTCAGGATGGTGAACGTGCTCGTTACCGAGTTCCAGGTGTAGTCGTCATTCGGACCAGACTCGTAAGTCGTGTTACCATCGAGTGAGGTCAGCGTGACGGGGAAGCCAGGTGCCATTTGCAACGCGGTGGTGAACTTACCGTTCGCGCCGATGGTGACCGTCTCCTCCTCCACTTCGGAGGTGTGCTCCGCGGAGTTGTACACATTCACCGCGATGATCGTTCCAGCGCCCTGGCGGAGGATCAGCTCGCAGTGCTTAGCGAGCGTGAACTCCTTCATCGCCGGACCAAGCTTGTTGGCTACGTCCTGAAGCGATTGGATCAGAACAGGAGTATTCTTCGAGCCATAGTGGCTCGTGCCGATGATGCCGATCACCGCGGATTTCACCACGCGAACGGGGCGCGGTCCGGTAGTGATCTCGAGCGTTTCAACGCCGTGAAGGAAATTGGGCATGGCTTATTCGGGTTGGGGGTTTATTGTTTCGTTGGCAGCGGGCTTGTCGGCCTTTGGCGCTCTGGACTTCTTCGCCCTCGCAGGCTCACCGACCCTCTCAAGGATCTTGCGGTCAACCATGCGCTGAACGAAGTCATTATCCGGGAGTTCCTTGACTATGCCGTGAGACATGATGACAGAAACGTTCTTGCCGTCCTGCTTAAAGTTCACCGTGAGGTGACTTTTGCTGATCAGTTTATACTGGCTCATTGCGGTGCAATTTAGTGGTTATATCAAAACGAAGAGTGACTAATTCGTTTTTTTTTCCTGGGTCATCCCCATGTCCCCCCTACTTTGATGTTTGGTTTTGCCTACCTCCACACTCCAGCGACCTTGATCCAAATGATGACCTGCTTCCATACGCCCGCGACATTGATCCAAGTGATGGTCAGCTTCGAGACGCCCGCGACCTCAATCCAAAATACATTGACTTGCGATGGGCTTACTATGGCCGGCTGCCTTACTCTTAACATGGCTTAATCTCCGATTAGTGGTGGGCGGTTAATGAAGGGGCTACTCGTCACTATGTTGTTGCTAACGCCCCACTTCCAAGCGAGGTAGCCTTCAATCTTCAAACGGTCTGCTGTTGACAGTGCAGCGTTATTCGTGATAATCACTTCACCGATTTGCCAGTCAGTGTGTCGAGTGAACAGGGGTGATGAGCCGATGTAGAAGGGGGATGTTCCTAAGTTCGTCCGTAACGTATAGGAGCCCGCGTTGCTTCCATCGGTGTTACCGTTTTGCAACCCCGCCAATGAATTGTTTTGATGTATTCCTGTGAAAATATAGGTCTGATTTGTAACGTAAGTGGCCACTCCCGTTCCATCGTAATTCGGCTGAGTTGCCGCAGTGTTTGCTGCATAAATTGCAGACCGTCCATTGCTTTTGATGAGGTCACTCCACCCAGCATTTGAAGGGCCAGCGGCGGTATAAAACTCAAATAATGAGTTATAGGCGTTATTAAACGCTGCCGCTCTGAAGACAATGAATGCTGTGATGGGATATAAGAATGCCCAACTTTCAACTGCACGGGAAAGTGAATCGTTTGTCGCATCGTAGGATATGCTTCCTAACCCGTTTATACCATTGCGGTTATACGCAGGTTGTCTTATAGGTGTTGATTGTGAAAAGTGTCGATTGTTTCCGCTTTTATCCCTCCACTCGCTAACGCCTGTTGCTACTGAAATTGTAGAAGCATCGTCAGCGTCTAACCACAACGCGGGCCTGAGCAAATCAGGTGTCCAAAGCCTTCGTTGCAACTGCGCTTCATCATATCGTGAATATCCTCTTGGCATATCACTGAATATCTTCGTTGAACGGCCTTACATAGAGTTCATTACCGCTGGCGGCAAGGGTTACACCCGCATTGTTCACAACGCTGAACCTCATTGAGAAGGGGTATAGCCTCACCATATTGACCATTACCACCTTCGCGCTGGCTCCCGATGTAAGTGGCACTACATACAGGTCGCCACCGATTCGATCTGAGGTATCTGTTCCGTCATTGAGGGTAACGCGAATGGTTACGCTACCTCCTGCGGTTGGTGTAATGCTTCCGAGCTTCAGCGTAACCACCCCGTACAGATTAAGGTTGGTGCTGTTATCATAGGTAACGACGTTTGACTCTGCCGCGTTGGCGAGAGAGTTCAGAGTGGTTCCGGCGAAGTTGGAAGACCTCACGGAAGGAGTTGACCATTTTGCGATTGCCATGCTTTATCTTTTTTTTTTACACATATTGAAGGTAAATATCGCCGTCATTGCCGCCGGACGGGGCCGCTGTGCCGGAGGTTATTGTAGTACCAGGAGGACCTTCCGGGCCTTCCGGACCTTGTGGACCCTGAGCTCCGTCAGCTCCTGCCGGACCCTGTGGACCTGTCGGGCCTGCCGGACCT